GCAATACTGATACTATACTGTCTGATTTTAGTGGAAAAAAATATAGTATATTTAATTTAAATGAATCCGATGTGACTAAATTAGAAAATATATGCAATGATATTTATAAAAAAAATAAGACTAGTAATACTACCATTGATCAATCGTATATAGATTTAAATAATCAATTAATCGATTTTATAAATTATATTATAAACCAAAATAAAGATATTGCAGCCGAACTAATTGAAATAATAAAAAAAGATAAAGAAGAAGTCGAAAAAAAGCGCATAGAATTGTCTTTAAAAACTTATACACAATCAATTGAATATTTTCCAAATATAGATATAACAAAAGAAGAATATTATACTAATTCAAAAAATAAAGATAAATCAATCTATATTCTAAACCCTATCGATAAAACAATTGAAACTACATCAAATCCTTTAAAAAGTAAATATCCATCATTGTTTAATCCTACATCTGTAAATATTATATATAATGCAAATTTATATATTAAAAACTATTATACTATAGATCCTATAGATTCTAAAAAAATAAAACCAGCAGGACATTATAAGACAATTATTGATATTATTGAAGATCAATCATGTACAGTTTCTGGAAAAAAATATCCGGCTGGGTCTGTTTTTTATATAAATAATAATGAATCTATTATAGAGCCATTTAATATTAAAGGAATATATCATATTAAAGGGATTGATTTTACAGGAAAAGATACTACAGCACATACAAAATCGTATTTATTATTTTATAGTTACTATTATACTATTTTACATAAGTTAATTGATATTTCTGCAAAAGATTCCAATGCAAAAAATATTATAATTCATCTAACAACAATACCAAATGATACTATAACGACTCATGCAATGTCACTTGCTACACAAGAATCTATTAATTATGCAAAAGATAATAAAGTATCTATACAAATTAATTTACCTATATCAGAAGAAGATTATAAAAAATGGATTGCAACACCACCCCCTTCAGAATCAACTACAATAGAAAATACAAGCGAATCTGATTGGAATTTACAAACAAAAAAAATAAAAATACCAAATAATAATTATGAACAAATATGTAAAAAAATATACGACTTAAATAATCTTACAGTGGCAAATGTTTCTTTAAATGGTTGTCAAGACATGCAAGATAAGGATGGTTTATTAATAATAAACGGGCGTCAAAAAGATATTCATATTATTGAAACAGAAGTGAATAAATTATTAACTAAAAAAAATGCTGTAAGTTCAACTCCTACACCTTCATTAGCTGGACCCGCACCAGCTGCTGCAACTCCCACAAAAGATATTTATACTGCATTAGTGGTAAAGGATACTCTTTTGAAAGATTATCCGTCAAAGAAGCATACAAATATCTTAAAAAATTTACATGTAACTCTTCAATACGAAAAGGATGGTCTTACTGCAGCAGATGTCGCACCTCTTACACCTCATTTAAATAAAACTGTAAAGGTACAAATTCTAGGACGAGCAACTGATTCAAAGGGAGATGCATTATATGTTAAGATCCTAGATCTCCCATCTGGAATTAAAGTTGATAATACATATATGCATATTACACTTCGAACTGGAAAAGAAAAGGATGGTAAAGATGTACGTCCTTTTTATTCAAATACAATGTTATCATCACATCCAAACATAAAAAAAGGCAAAACATTTACAGAGGGTGATTTTACATTTACCAAACAAACTCCTGATAAAATAATTGATTCTACGATTGGTATTTATTCAAATTATCCAAATGGTACGAAATGGGGAGAAAATAAATTTCGCTATAAGGGAGGAACTCGCAAACGTGCAAGATCCACTGTAAGGGGAACCAAGCGTAGATCATTACGATCTTCACGGAAGATATAAGAAATGGAGAGAGTTCTTAATTATTTAAAATTTTTATTCATAGACGAACAGCTTTGCTGTCCGTCTATGAATAAAATTGAAATCAATTTTTTTATATTTAGAAGAATACCAATCGAGGAACTACATTTTAGCCACCCCTCGTACGATCAAACGATCAACAATCAACATGCCATCCCCTTACACGCTGACGACAGACCCCTCCAAGGCCTCCCTCTCTGAATCCAAGGACACCTACCGCGCCCGTACCACAAATGGGCTTCAGGAGCGCATCTTTTCGTGCCTCGAGGCCCTTCACAGGGCTTTGACCGGCAAGGATATAGACGGCGAGTGGTTGGAACACTTCAACCACTCGACCCAGCTCTGGAAGGTCGCCGATGCTCTCAAAGAGCTGGAGGTCTTTACGGACCTGAAGCATATAAGACCCTTGCGCGTCGAGCTCTCCGGCCACAACGACAAGGGTTTCGGCTATATGTCGAGGAAATGGGACCACGCGACTACGGTCAACAGGTTCATCCAGCTCCACTTCGACACCTCGATGGAATCCACGACCCCTGCGCTCGTGGTAATCGCTACATTTCTGTGCGACGCCTACAACCAGGAACTCGCCCTCTTCGAGAAGGAGCGTGGCGAAATTTACGCCACGCCCCCCTGCTTAGTCGCTCTGCAGGGAGCCGCAGCGGAACAGCGCCCCGACGCCTCCCTGTCTCCCTTTCTCGCCGCATTGGTGAACGTCCACGCGAATCTTTCCAAGGAAACGGCCGACTATCCTACAACCGAGGAATTGCATCGCAACGAAAAGTGGTATGGCTACGGTATCGAAACGTACTGCCAACCAGGAGAAACGCCCGATCTGTCGCGCGGAATTGGATATTTCCGAGGGGTCGCCCCCTGGAATATGTCCTGTCCCTATACGGGCGCCGCCTACGTGAAATGTTTGCAGGATGTCCCCCTCGACGACTGGACCACCACGTTCGAGCTTCCCCCTGAACTCGCCGCGGAGGTCGCTGAAAAAATTGCGAAGGCCGCTGCAAAAATTGCGAAGGCCTCTCGCCGCCGCTAAAACTGCCTCTGCCTCTTGCCTCTTGCCTCTTGCCTCTCGCCTCTTGCCTCTTGCTTTCTTGCTTTCTTGCTTTCTTGCTTTCTTGCTTTCTTGCTTTCTTGCTTTCTTGCCTCTTGCCTCTTGCTTTCTTGCATCCTCTATTTTTCTTTTTTATGTAAACGGGCATGTCCCCATGCATACGTTTTTGCAATCTTTGCCGAGGACATGGGCAATCGATACAGTCGAAAGTCAAAGAGGGATCCTCGAAATCGTTCGTCTTGATCATCGTATTGCCCCACTCCAACGTCCTCCCAATTACTTTTTCCAATATAATTGAGAGTCGTATACGAATTCAGCGGCATATGCCCGTCTTCATGCTCTAACACCTTTTTATTATCAATATAGACATGCCAGGTAGGGCGAAACGAACTAGCGTCTGTAGTGGTAACCACTACATGGCACCATTGTTTTAATGGGATTGCATTCATAGCACGAATTCGCATTTTTCGTTGCTGGGTATCCCAAATTTCAAATATCAAATTTGCAGAGGGAGGACCTGCTTCTTCTGCTGCATCATCTTCTGGATAGGTTGATTCAACTGGTTCAGGACCCTTACACTCGTATTCATCGACATTGGCATCCGATGTCGCTAAATACAATTTAGGAGAGACTTCGACTGCTGCTTTGGTATTGCACACTTTAGCGAATTCATCCGGTTGCGGTTTCATGACCCCTTGCAACTTGGTCGCGCGGTTTCCCTTTCCTTCAATCGCCAATCGTACATTGTCCTTTCCAGCTCCGTTACCAAAATCAAAAATAGGGGCATTTTGTGTAAATTCATCATAATAGACCCACACACTCACCGCTCGTAAATCTCGTAAGCGAACTTTGGAGTTCCATTCTAGTTTATCATTTTCACCAATACGGATAAACTGTTCTGCAGGAGGTTTTTCGTCTGTGACCGCTGGTACCTTATTAATGGCCAATCCTTCCACAGAGGGAGGAGGATCTCTTGCTTTGGGTGTTTCGTCCATTTCAATTTCCCCCGCAAGAGCTAACTTACTGTTTTCAGCATAATCCACCATATCATCAAGAAAGCGATACCAAACCATAATGCCTTCAAAAAAGAAAAGGAGATCTGCAATATCGGGAGGAGGCTTGGAATCGGTAAGTTCAAATTCATTTTTAAATTCAATCAATCCTGCCGGAATGCAACGAGCTTCCCATGCATCCAAGGGGGCTTCTTTAACTTTTAAAATACGGCAATAATCATCTTTCTTATCACCATTTACATCCCGGTAGTAATCATCGCGAGAAAAACGAAGACCGGCTCGGGCTGATTTTGAACTATACGCAAAAGTATCCAATCCTTCTTGACCGGCTAAAGCACAGACAACACGACGACTTCCAGGATCATCGGGACGTTCTACGACACGACAAAAATCGGCTTTGTATCCCAATCCTTGAATATCAGCATAGGCTTCAGTGTATCGTTTATTGCGGACATATCCATCTTGCTCTTCTAACTGTCCTGGAACCACATCCGATCGTTGAGGAAAGAATTTTCCAAAATAAGCTGGAATAGTTCCTTCATAGCCTTCATAAAGTAAGTGGCCATAAAACCATTCCCATAAAACAATAATGAGAAGAAGAATAAGTACTGTATAAATCATCCATTCCATGATGTTCCCTAGTGTCGCGTGTGATTTTCTAGAAGAAAGTCCTCCGTAGAAGCAGGATGAAGACCTTAGCCGAAGTATCTGAAGTAGATTCCTTATATTATTTCTTGAAGCAATCGATTCGACAGCTTCAACAACTTCATAAAACAGGAACCTCTCACGGAGGAATCGAACCTCTTACAATTGGAGTAGAATCTCCCTATCCTCTTCTGGAAGGATCTCTTGTTGCAATGTATGCAGCTCCTGAAGTAGCGCTTGGGTTGGCTGTAGCAGAACACTATACATCTGAAGAAGCGGTAAAACTCTGGAAGAAAGATTCAAGTGGGCTGCAGTTACTTGAACGTTGGATTCCAGGAGTAGCAGAAGGATATTCAATTTCTGTATTGCAAAAATTGATTGGAACTCCTATGCCAGAACAACAAAGTGATATATGGTCTCTTGGAATTTCTTATTTATCAATCTATGATACTTTATCAAAGGAAGAATCATTTCCTGAAAAAGATTCTTTTTTTGAAACTCTAACCTGTATGTTACGATTACGAGGACGGTCGCTGCCTATTTTCGAAGAGACTTCTTCCATCGAACCCGCCGTGACCGTCGCCCCCCGTTCTGGGAGGATGACGCTAAGCGAACCGATCCGTCACGGGGAACGCAATAAAACCCGCAGGAATCCTCATAATTAAGATTACTTCCCTTCCATCGAAAATCACGAGAGGCGAGTTCAGGATTGAAGATGGGTTGACCCACAGCATCTTCTCGTTTGGCCGGATTGGAACCTCCTTTATCCGAATAAAGAGGAATCGTATCCATTGTCGGTTTCGTTTTATTTGCCACCACTTCGGGAGGATTTTGTAAATAAAAATGGAAATCTTCTCCTCGATCCACCGTCATAAACATTTTACTTGTTTTAGGAGGGCACTTCCCATAAAAACTACTTTTCATGACAGATGGATTATCTGCACGAATAAGACGATCCAAGGCTTTGCAATTTCTTCGTTCTTTTGAATCTAATTCATCACGCTCTCCATGAACGCTGCCGGGTTGATGAAATCGAGCTCTGCATTTATCACTGTCATTATTGTCTTGACGACATTTTTCAGCTAATGGACGATCCATAAAATTCATAGCAAAACTGTAACAGTTATGCGATTTTTGAATAGCGGGGTCACGATTCCATTTTTCTGGAGCATAGAATGGTTCTGCGCCGGTGAGAGGAGGAACAGGGCACGTTTGATGTTTTTTACAAAAGACAGAATTAGGAAGGGCTCGTCTTCCGCAGGGACGAGTTCCCTGTTCGTAACATTGACATTTTGGAATTGGTTTTTTAATGGTTTTTGCCATTCCCTACTAGTAAAATTGATTTATTTTATTTATACTAGCTAGAAATAAAAAAATGGAAGAGACATTGTTTAGGATTCGTCCATTCTGCTACAATGCAGAATTAACCTTAACACCTGAACTAGAATGTTCCAATCAATTCTATATTCATTTTACTCATTTTGAAAAGATGCTTGGAAATGATTCCTCAGGAGAACTTCTTTTGTATGAATTAAAAACTCCTGTAGGAACCATTGTGGGAACCCCTCTGGGTCCCCATAGAGAGGACAAGAATTACATCTTTGTTCCTACTTGGATGTGGGATGCATTGAAAGAAGACGAAGAGGATGTGGTTTGTATGCTAGAACGCTGCCGTCCCTCTATGGCGTCTATGATTGCCTTAGAGCCTCACACCTCCGACTTGCTCAAATGCAAAGATCCTGAGACCGCTTTACGCAATGCATTTGAGCAATACAGTTGCATTCAAAAAGGTGGAACCTACCCCCTTCAGCTCGAGGATCTCCCCCACTTAGTATGGGTCACCATTCCTGCTGTAACACCTGATATACAAGAGCCTTTATGCATTCGAAATGTAGAATTGATTGTAAATATGCTTCCAGCACGAGATGCTCCGCTTCCCATACCCCCCGTCGTTTCTACAACTCCTCCTGCTGCAGCCTTACCTCACAATGAAGGACACAGCAGTAATTCCAGCAGTTCTATCACTGGAACTACTGCTGCAGGAGGTGCTGGGGCACCCAAACGGTCTGTGGGGCGATTTGCATATCCCAAAGGTTTTAATCCCTTTTCAGGAACTGGAAATATTCTAGGAGGAAAGTAGGGATGGTAACGCGTCGACAAAAAAAGAATCGAAGTATTACTTATAAAAAACTCAAACATCCTATTTTAACAACCATTCTTCCTAAAGGAACCTTGTTGTTTCGAGGCGTCAAAGATAGTAAAAGTGATTTTGCTGGAATTCCACAAAAAGATGGTTCCTATAAACTGACTCCCTATCACAATGTTTTTTTCTATCCCTACCCGTTTGTAGCCGATCTAGATCGAGCTCATTACAATGATTTTTCTCATTATAATAATACTGTAGAAGTCTATGAAACATTGCATCCAATTCAAATTGTAAGTTTAATTACTCCTTCTCGTTATACACGAGCTGCACGAATGCAAAATCAATTTCTTACCAATTGCAATAAAGTATTTAAAGAAGGTCGAGACTATGATCCTTGTTTTACAAAAGAGTTTTTACATACATTTCCAATGATATTAGGTATGGAGGCAGTTGGTCGTGATGATGGTTTACGTTTTAAAGCTGCCTACAAAGATCTTCCAGAAAAAGAGAAGAAGTATATTCATTGGTCTACTAATACACGAAAAGAAACACCTACTACAAGTATTAAAGAATATATTCTATATCCATTGCAAAAACGATATACTACAATTATAAATGATGTAGATGCATGGAGGAAGGATAAAAAGGATGAATTTAATTACCGACATCTAACCTCTCTTTCTCGTGAAGATCATAACAAATAAATCCATGAATTTATGGAAACAAACGCAACCTTTAATCCCTCCACAAAATTATGGTCTCTAAAAAAATGATAAAACAGATTTAAATCATACAGACGTGTTTAGATAAAATGAGTCTCGAACTATGGGTGGGACCCATGTTTGCAGGAAAATCATCCGCACTTCAATCCATTGTGAAACGTCACCAATCGTTAGGGTGGCCGATGCTTGTAATTAATCATAGTTCGGAGACTCGCTATGGAACCTCCTCTGTAGTAAATCATGACAATCAGCGACTTCCTGCAAAGAGTGTAAAAGAATTGATACCCTTGTTAAAAAATGCAGAATTTATATATGCCAAATTAATTGTGATCGACGAAGGTCAATTCTTTGAAGATCTTCTTCCCTTTGTAACCACTGCACTTGATTTATATGAAAAACATATTGTAGTTGTTGGATTGGATGGAGATGCCGAGCGGAAACCCTTTGGACAAATTGGACTTCTCTTACCTCATTGTGATAAGATTATTAAGATGACTGCACTTTGTTCCTATTGTAAAGATGGAACTGCAGCAATCTTTACTTATGCAACCCGTATGGATGCTGCAACTGCTGCTGCATCTGGTGTACCGTATGTAGGAGCAACGGAATCCTATATACCCCTTTGCCGACGGCATTATCGTGCAGCAGCAAAGCCCCATTTGAAAGAGAGTTCCAAAGAACCAAGTAAATTTCTTGAAATTACATTTAGCTCTTAAAGACTCTTACACCAATTGGAATAGAAAATGATGTCACATGCGTATGCAGATCCCGTTCAAATGGCTGCATTAAAAGATGGAACATATACTGAACATGCCTGTAGTTCTGATACGCCTACTCTTTATAAATTAACATCCGTTGCCTTTGCAGGTCGTACGGATGTATGTGAGGAGGTTATCATTGCTGACAGTCCAACCTACGGTCGTGTACTTTTTTTAGATGGAGAACTACAATCAGCGGAGACAGATCAAGTGATTTATCATGAGATGCTGGTTCATCCAGTGATGGCCGCAACAGCTACCATTCCAGATAGGAAAGTGTTAGTCGTAGGAGGAGGAGAGGGAGCAACTGTGCAGGAGGTGCTACGATGGTCTGATGTATCCAATATTGTATGGATTGATATTGATGAAGGATTGGTGAATCTATGTCGTCGTCATTTAGATTGGACGGAAAATGATGTATATAATAATTCAAAAGTTACCTTTCTAGCAGAAGATATACGTACAGCTCTTCCACGCTATGAGAAATTTGATATAATTATATTGGATCTACCCGATCCAGATTCTGAGGAAGTTGCGAAGGATGGGTTGTATGGAGATTCGTTTTGGAGATTGCTTCACGAGCATCTAGCCGAAGGAGGAGCCATTGCAACCCATGTAGGACCGGTTGCACCTGGAGCCGATATTGAAAAATATAGAAATGGTCTTCATGTAATTCAACCCTATAGCGGAACAGGGTATCCCTATCATACATTGATTCCTTCTTTTCAAAGCGAATGGGGATTTTGGATGTCCTGTTCTCCTGTAAAAAGCGTCCCTTTTCCAGCCGAATGCAGTATTATTGATGAAGAGGTAATGAATATATCCTTTTCTTGGCCTCGCTATTGGTCTTCTTCGGCAATAGGAACGATTCGTCCTTTCTAGAGTATTTCAAATGAATAGAAATTGAACATCCTCTATAGAATGTTTAATTTCTATTCACTTGGATTTGGTACCCTATTAGCTGGAATAGATGTTGTTATGATGTATATTATAAAACAATATTCCAACGGAATCTTTACTTCTCCTTATTGGATGATACTACCTCCTTTTGTATATGCCCTTACTCCATTTATATTACTATTGTCATTAAAATTTGAAACCTTGGTTGTTATGAATCTATCATGGGATATTATTTCTGATATCTTAGTGACTACGATGGCCTTTTTAGTATTAAAAGAACGCGTGAGTTTAATGAAAGCGATTGGAATTGGAATAAGTTTTGTTGCTCTTTTTTTCCTTTCATATGAATAAAATTGATTATATGTTCATTATAAATAAGATTTGTAATAAACATGTTACTCTTTCTATTGATTGCTGCAGGTGTTTCTGCCGAAGAGATTTGCTACACGGATGGTCCCAACCTGGAGGATCCTACCTATACAGATCCTCAAATGGTCTCTCTTGAGTTGACCGAACAGGGTCTTTACCGATTCTATCCTGATTCATTTGACCGTCTTGCGATCGGATCTGGTGTGAATCTAGATCCTGATCGAGTGATTCAGATCTACGAATTTACAAAGGAAGCCTCTATGGCGACTCTTACGAGTCATCAGGAGTCAGAGTCGGTGGAGGTTCCCCTCCTAGATCTCACACAGCCTTTCGAAATTTACACCGATGGACCTATAAAACTAGTTCAAAAGGAGGAACTCATTGCAGAATTTGTTTCATTTCTGCGAATGCCCTTTCACATTGGGTGGCGTCATGGCACTCTGTGCTACGAGTTTAAAAAACTGGAGGAATCTGAGGAACCGCAGGAATCTGAGGAACCGCAGACGTCTCCTATTTCTCGAACACCACAGAACACCATCATCCCCTATTATGAACTCTAACGTTCATGGGGTTCCTTCCACTCCATCTTTAAGGCTTTGAACAAGTCTTTTTCCGTTGCAATCCCATGAACTGGAATTCCTGCTCTTGTTGTTAAACTATGTTCATTTAAGGTTAAATTCATAGAAAGAGCTTGTTTTCGCATCTCAATATTGAACTTGTCAGATCCTGTAAAATAGGTAAGCGCAAAAGGGTATTCAGTAGGAGGCGTCAAGAGAAGATCCAAACGACGTTCAGGATGACCTTTTAATTGCACAATGGCCATTACTTTTCGGGCGCCATGGGCCAAGACTCCAACAATATAATGATGAATTGTCAAGGTGTGCATTAAATCAATTAGAATCGTTGGATCCTCTCCTTCTAGAAGAACATCAATATCACCACTCGTGGCAGCTCCACGACGATAGGATCCTACCAAATTGGCTCGGCGAACTAGTTTTCCCTTTTGAAAAGGAGCAATTGCAGATTGAAGTAAATCTTCATGCTCTACCATTTCTTTTCTTGGAATTCGAAGAAGAAGTGGTTCATAATACATAAGACCAAGAGTTTGAACAGGAGAAAGAATACGAGGATCTTTTTTAATGGCTTCCCGCAATTGAGCAACCGTTGAAATCCCATAGGAGTGAAGTTCTTTTAGTTTAACAGGACCAATTCCATGACAGTTCAATAATTCTTCTGATTTTTTTACAACTTCTTTTACAGTTTCAGCAGCTTTTAAAGATCCCGTGGCAAGAATTTCATTTATTTTTGCAATCATCTTTATTCCAATTCCTTTCACACCTCTAACATCCTCAATGGACTTGATGGAAGGAAGAAGAATTAATTGTTCAATGGCTGTTTTATAAGCCTTGATTTTGATAGGGTCTTTCTCTATAATCTTTTTCTTTAGAATAATTTCTAATGCTTCTAGGATGGCAGCTTTGCGATCCATTCTGTTTTATGAACAGACTATTTAAAAACATCTGAATCAATTTTATTCTTTTCTAAAAAAAATGATATTGTTTAGTTATATCAATCTTACAAGTTAATAAAATGACATTTCAGATCGGAGCAATCTGCGTTGGTTTGGTATTAGGAGCAACCCTCATCGTTACATTTATTCTTGAATTAATAAAACAAGATGGATTGTATAATGGAACTATCCTAAATTTAGTTGTGATCCAATATAAAATAAATATTTGGTATACACTGATTGTATTTCTATGGTTAGCAGGAATTGTTGCTGCAATTGAATTAATATTAACCTTTTATGATGGTGCTCGAATGAGATATCGTCTTCGAATTGATTTCTTTGAACAATTAGAAGATTTCTATTACTATCAACTTCCGGAGATGAAATTGGTCTATGATACACAGTCTATTCGACAATTGCCACCTTCTATACAGCAAGTGCCGCAACAGCAAGTGCCTCAACAGCAAGTGCCGCAACAGCAAGTGCCTCAACAGCAAGTGCCGCAACAGCAAGTGCCGCAACAGCAAGTGCCTCAACAGCAAGTGCCTATATACCAAGATCATGATGATGAATTACCTCCTCGTAGAAGA